CAAACGTCGAGTCACCAACCGGCGCGCCCTGAGCGAGCGCCGCATAGTCAGCGCCTCGCGCGACATAGGTGCGCTCTTGATTGGGTGCGCCGCCGTTGTCGCGCCACTGCTGATCGCGGTAGCCAACAAGCGTGATCGTTGCCATGCCGTGCAGTGCGTCGGCATTGATTGCGGCCACGCGCCAATACGTGTCGATGTGGCCGTTGCGCTCGCTTTGAATTGATTTGCTCAGTGCCATATCAGGCTACCTTTAGTGTGCCAGCGTCATTCCAGAGTGCACCGGTTGGCAGGCCGGACGCAGACGTTGGCAGTCCATTGATGACTACATATGCAGCAGGGCTCAGCGCAATGTTTGCCGCATTGGTTTCAATGGTTAGTGTGCCGGTGCTTGAATTGCGCGATATAGACTGCACGCCGCCCATCGTAATGACCTGGCCCGAAAAACTAACCGAACCCAAATGAGCGCCAGTTGTCGCGGTTACATACGATGCAAATAAGGCGCCGTCATATCGCATCGTTGCAACATCGGCGCCAGAGTTATCGCGCCATTTCTGAGCATCGGCAGTTGCCCCGCTTGCTACTTGCGCAATGAGCGCTGGCTCGCTTGCGCTATCCGCCTTGACGTGCAACACGGCGGCAGGCGATGACGTGCCTAGGCCGATGCGGCCATTGGTTGCATCGACCGCTGAGCCTGGAGCCGCGCCGAGCGCGGAACCGTCGCGGTATTGGAGTTCGGTGCCTGAGCCTGCTGGTGATCCGCCCGATCCTGTCGCACCCGTTGCGCCTGTTGCGCCAGCACTCCCCGTAGCACCCGTAGGCCCAGTAGGTCCGGTAGCGCCGGTCGCCCCATCTGCGCCGTTGGTGCCATTGCTGCCTGTTGCGCCCGTGGGTCCGGTAGCGCCAGTAGCGCCCGCTGCACCATTGCTGCCGTTTGATCCGGTCGCGCCTGTTGGTCCAGTCGGTCCCGTCGATCCGGTTGCGCCTGCACTGCCAGTTGCGCCCGTGGCGCCCGCTGGGCCAGTTGGTCCGGTCGGACCGGTGGCGCCAGTTGCGCCACCGTCCCCGCCCGTGCCGACGCGCACGGCGCCAGAATTTGCACACGCGCGGTCCTTTTGCTCGTCTGTCAGCGCTTGTTCGATGTCAAACCGCAGGCAGGTCAGCGCCGAGTTTGGCACTGGCTCCGATGCGGTGATGCTGTTCTCGTCGGTCGCGGTCGATTTGACGATGCAGACGCCGGCATACAGCACGCGCACATCATCGATGTTTGCCAGCGCGTAATACTCGATAGAGTAGACCCAGCGCCGGACGGCGTGCGTGCCCAGATCCCATGCGGTGCTGAGACTGGCGCCGAGGTTCGCTTGCACGCCGCCATCGACAAACGACAGTCGGCAATTCGGTGGAGTGTCGTGCGCCAGTCCGCAGCGGATCAGCGTGGCGCCGAGGTATTCGCGGATGTGCATACGCAGACCGTGGCCAGCTTCGACCAGGTCCGGAGCCTCGAAAAACTCGGTCCAGGTCTGGCCCTGGACGATTACGATGTCGCGATCAACGGTCATCCGGTCACCTGCATCAATCGCAGCACAAGGCTGTAGTAGTCGGTCGGCGCCGGCGGCGTCCGATGCTTGAGTTGCGCGGCTTCGATCGGCGCTTGATCGCGGCGAAACCGCACCGTGAAGACACGCGTGCCGGTCGGGTACGTCGGGATGCTCAGCGTCATGTTGGCTGCGCCGGCAACCTCTTCCAGTGCGCGCAGGGCGTCGACCGTTTCGCGCGTGACCCATGCGAAATCGCTGCCGCTCTGCAGCGTGATCGGCCGCCCGGCCAGCTTGGCGGACTCATGGACGATCAGGGCCCCGGTGAGGCTGTATTCGGTGACCTGTTGGACTTTCCAGGGCAAGAATTCGTCTACCCACTGGATGTCCTCCGGGAGGTTGATCGTCGTGGCGCCGCGGGTCAGGGTGGTGTACATCAGCGCGTCCCCGTCGCGCGGCGATCGCGCTCGATTTCGTCCAGCACGGCGCGGGTCACGGCCGGCGCTACCTTTGAGGCGATCTGCGAAAGCGCGGACTCACTCAGCGTCCCGGCGCCCGCACTGGCGTCGGCGCGGACGTTGACGTCTACGGCCACGCGGCGTTCATAGGAGAAGGCTCCGCCGGTGGAGGCTTGCGCCGTGGCATCCAGCTCGGCGCGCAACTCACGCTGTGCTGCTGTTTCTGCCTGCGTTTGCTCCGTAGCGCGCCGCTTTTCTTCGGTCAGCTTCTTCTGCCGGTCTAGCAGGCGCAGCAATGCATCGTCGCTCAGCGTGTCGTATTCCGCGCGCAACTTTTTCAGCTCTTGCTGCAACGGGTCGTACTTCGCGATTTCTTCGTCGATCAGCGCGAGCCTGCGTTCAAAGGCAACATTCTGGTCTTTGTACTTGGCGGTACCGGCGTTCAGCTCGTCGAGATAGAACTTGTAGGACTTCTGCGCGCTGGCGGCGGCCGTCGTGGATTTGAAGAACGCCTCCGACATATTGCCGAGGTTGAACTCAGCCGCCGCTGCAGCACTGCCGAAATTCTCGACCTCCTTTGCTGCGCCGCCGACTTCTTCGCCGGCAGTCTTGGCGGCGTCGCCGGCATCGCGCATGGCGCTGGACACGTCGCGCGTGTTTTGCGCGGCTGGCTTGCTCTTGTTAGCCAGTTCTTCGAGCTTGGCGTTCAGCTCGGCGAGGCGCTGGGCATAGTCCGATGCGCTGATCTTGCCGTCGCTGAATGCGCTATTGAGTTGGTCGCGCAGGGCTTCGAGTTCCGGACGTGTGCCGGCCTTGGCGAACGCCCCGTCGAATGCGCGAGCGATGGCCACCGACTGTTGCTCGGCGGTCAGGCCGAGCTTGTCGACCTCTTCAATGGCGCCCTTGAATGCGGCAACCGCTGCGCCGCCCGCGCTGCTGAATCCTGTTTTGATCGCCGTCAGATCGACGCCGAGGCGATCCAGATTGATGCTCTCGATAGCCCTGCCGAATGCCTTGGCTTGCTCGCTGCCGGCGGCAAACGTGGCCTCAGCGACCTCGCGCACCCGAGCAAGATCGGTCTCGCTCAGGCCGCGCAGGCGTTCGCGCAGATCCTTCTCCAGCGCTACGCCGGCTTCGGTGCTGACATTGCCGATCGCGCGAATGGCCTCGATGGCATCGGTCAACCCCTTGACCGTGGTCACATCGATCTTGCCGAACTCTTCGCGGATGATCGTCGCGGCGTTCTTGCCCTCTTTGTACGCGGTCTGGAACGACGCGACCAACGATTGGGCGAATGCGTTGATCTCCGGCTGCACTACGGTGGTAGCCGATGCAATGGCGCGGATGCCGGCCTGTACGCGCTCCAATTCCGCCTGCAGCTCGACCAGCTTTTGCCGAGCATCCTGGAACCCGGCCACGTCGTTAGCGTTTTTCGCCTCAACCGCGATGGCGCGGTAGTAGCGCTGGGCGTTCTGCAACTGCTGGACGTAGGCATCGGACTGGTCGCCGCTGAGCTTGGCGAGATCCTGGCTGCTCTTGATCGCTACGTTCGCGTAGTCGACGTACTTGGCCTTGAGCACGTCGATCTGTGCCGCGAGCTTGGCCTCGGCTTCGCCCAGCTGGCTGCGTTCGATATTCAGCCGGGCCTGCGCCTCGCGCAGTTGCTCGTAGGCACTGACGAGGTTGCCGAGCGACTCAATCGCCAGTTCGGCGCCGACCAGCGCCACACCGATCTTCACGGCGGTTGGGATGCGTGCGGCAGCCGCACCCAGGCCGCCAAGCGCGCCGGCCTGTGCGGCGGTGGCTGCTGTCTGGGCATTTGTTGCCGCTACGTCTGCCAATTTCTTGACGATCAACAAACCCAGTTCAGCCGTCAGCTGCGAAACCTTGATGGTCGCGTAGGCTTTGCTCAGCGCGATGATTGCGCCGCTGTAGTCGTAGGCCGCTTTGATGCCGCCCGTAATGATGCCGGTGACCGTCTTGATGCCATCGGCGGTGGACTTGGCCCACTGCGTGAGCGTGCCATCAGCCGCCAGCCGCTTGGCTTCATCAATCAGCCCGGTCAGCTGCTGTTTGGCGAAATCCAGCGCGCCGACATCGGCAACGGACTGCAGGAACTGCTGCCACTTGTCGCGCAGCTGGACGATCAAGCCGCCAAAGGTGCCCAGGCTCTGCGCGGCGGCGCCCTGTGCGCTGCGGCCGATCTCTTGCACTAGGGCGCTGATTTCGGTGCGGCCGAGCTTTCCGGCTTCGCTGAGCTTTTGCAGCTCCTGCACGTTTTTGCCGGTGGCCTTGCTCAGCAAGTCCCAGACCGGCACGCCGCGTTCGACGAGCTGCAGGATTTCTTCGCCCTGGAGCTTTTGTTTGCTCCACGCTTGTCCGACGGCCAGGATGATGCCCTGCAGGGTTTCCTGACTGCCGCCCAGCCGCGCGTTTTGGTCGATCAGCGCTTGCAGGCTGCCGTTAAGCGGATCGATGCCAAACGACTTGAGGCGCGTCGCAGCCTCGGCAGTGGCGGCAAACTCGGTCCCGTTGGCCTGGCTGATTTCGCGCAGCTTGGCAAAGGCGGCATTGCCGGCTTCCGCGCCGCCATACAGCGCGGCCAGGCGGATGCGCGTCTTCTCGCTGGCGTCGGCCAGGCCGAGAAGGTTCTTGATGCCGGTGACTGCCGATGTGATCGACAGATAGCCGACCAGCGTGGCGCCGATCGCCGCCAGCTTGGTCCAGGCGCTGCCGAGGATGCCGGACCTGCTCGCGGCATCAGCCTGCGCCTGGGCGGTTTCCGCGGTCTTGGCGCGTACCTTTTCCAGCGCGTCACGGGCCGATGCGCTGGCTTGGGCCTGGCGGCGGAATTGCTCGTCGCCATCGGCCAGGCGGGCGGCGAGGGCGGCTTGCGCATCCGCCACCTTTTTCGCCGCCGCGGCTTCCGCGTTTGCTGCTGCCACGGCAGAGGCCGCGAGGGCTGCCTGCGCCTCTTTCGCTGCCTTGGCTTGCGTTTCCAGCGCGAGTAGTGCGCCGGTTGCCGCGCCGACCTGATCCTTGACCTGCTGCTGGGCGCGCCCAAAGCTGTTGGTTACGACGCCGGCAGCAGACAGCTCGGTTTTGTAGCCGCGCAGCTTTTCGAGCTGGCTATCGTATTGGGTGCCGAGCTTGGCCAGCGCAGTGCGCGCTCGCTCGAACTCTTGCTGTTGTTTCTTCGTCGGTTCGTCGGTGGCGCTCAGGCTCTTGCCGAGTTCGGCGACTCTGAGCTTTGCCGCGTCGTACTGCTTGGACAGGTCCAGGACGGACGCGCCGACTTTGCGGTATTGCTCAAGCGTGGTCGTCAGCTTCTGGCTGTCGGCCATTTGCGTGAGTAGATCGCCGACCGCTTTCTCGGCTTCCGCGCTGTTGCCGCTGAGATCAAGAATGCTGCGGACGATTGGCGTCAGCGATTCATTGCCAGTGGCCTGGACAACGAATTTCAGGATTTCTTCGGTGGTCTGGCTGGCCATCAGCGCAGCTCCACTTTCAGCAGACGCTGAGTTTCTGTCCGCAGTACGCCGACAGACATATCGCGCAACTCGGGCTTGATGTCGCCGTGCTTGCCGTCCGCGATAGCCCGATACACGGATGGGCCCGAGCGCTCAACGATGGGCAGGCGGGAGACGTTCGGGATGCGCTGAAAAATGCCACCCTTGGCGCCACGACCCTTGATCGCAAACGTGCCCTGGAACAGTTGCACGCCGCGATCACGGTACAGGGTGGCGGTGGCGCCAGGAGTCTTGCGGCCGCCGTACTTCGCGCCAAACTCTTTCAGCTTGATGCGCGCGCGCGAGCCAATCAGGGAGACGCTGCGGGCGCCTGCTGGGCCGCCTTGTGTGGCGCTCAGGCCGGACCGGATCTTCGCGCGCGGGAGCGCGAGGATCTGCTCTGACGCCAATCGCGCCGCCTCTACGGGCAGGCGACGCGATAGCGTTGACAGCGTGCGCTGCTCTACGCGAGCGAGCGCCGCTGCATCCAGTTTTGACAGACGGTCGACCTGCCGGGCGAGCCCGGAAAAGTCGACCGTCATCGTCGCGTTGCGAGCCACGCTATCAGGCCGAGTAGACCGTGACGGTGTAGGGCTCGTTCTTGCCGGTCGGCGTGATCATCACGCCCTCAAGCGTGGCCTTGATCAGCTCAGACGACAGCAGATCAACGGCCTCAGTGCTCTTCAGCTGAGCCTCGTAGACCTCGACGATGGTGTCCTTTGTCGTGAACCGGTTTTTGCCGTCCAGCAGGATGCCGTAGGAGCCCGAGAGGTTGGTTTCGCCGCGGGTGGTGATACCGGTCTTTGCCAGCGTGGTGTAGGCGCAGTTGATGATGTCGCCAACAACGATGGCCGATCCGGTGGCGATCTTGATCAGGCCGAGGCGGTAGTCGATCACGTAGTCGGTAGTTACCACGTACGTGACCGTCTCCCCCTGGTTCTTGATCACCGCCGCAACGGCGTCATTCAAGAAGCGATGCGGCAGCGGCAGCCACTTCTCCTTGGCGGTGACGGTCACTTCCTGATCGGTCACAGCGCCAGCGCTCTGCGATAGCGCCTGATTGGTGCCGGCGAACATCAGCGCGAAGATGTCGGCTGGCGCCTCCAGGAATTCGAGCTTCAGACTGGACGTGCCGGCGGCAGTTTCCGAGTAGATCGTCTGGTCGTACCGGCCGCGCTGCTTGGATTTCAGCTCCTGGACGTCGCCGTCGGCGCGGCTGATCTCAAACAGATTGCATTCGATGGTCAGCGGGTTGCCGGCCGCGTCCTTGTAGTAGCCAAGGAATTCGCCATCGACGATCGGCCCCACGGAAACGGAGCCTTCGAATTTCAGTAGGTTGTCAGTGAGTGCCATTTTCGAGACTCCATAAACGACGAAACCCCGCTCAGTGGCGAGGTTTCAGGGGTGGAATTGAGTGCTGGTCAGGCGGGCTTGTAGATGCGCAGGCTTGCCCGCAACACGGCCTGCACAACGATCACGGCGGCGCCAAATGGGCGCGGCACGATGTCTATCGATTCAATGACGGCCTTGAACTCGTCGGGGCTGATTTGCCCTGATGACGGGTTCAGTGCGCGGCGAATATCAGCGGCAGCACCGTGCGCCATCTGCTGGGCACGCTGCGCGGAAATTGGGATGCGGATCTGAGCGACGACGGGGACTTCCACGTCGGTCCATTTGCGCGTTTCTTGTTTGACGTCGATCGACCCGTCGATAAACACGGTGGACTGCGGCGCGTCTGGCTCGTCTTTGTGGTCGACGGTTTCTGTCACCACGTCACGCCCGGCGTCAGTGTAGTAGCCATCCGCAATCCTGATCGCGCGCAGGAGTTGAGCGACAGCCTCGATCAGGATCCAGGTTTCGGGGTAGGCCGGTGTGGTCATGGGCGGTCCGGGATGACGGTTGCAGTCACGGTGTAGTTGCTGCGCTTGCTCGGCGCGTCGACGATCCAGCGCTCACCATCGACGGTGAAGCGGTCGCCGCGGTCGACGGTGCCAAGCTCGGACACCTGGCCAGTGATTTCGGTCTGCAAGTAGATCTGACCGTCAGTACCAGCGCGCTCAACCGAGCGCCTCAGAACAACCGTGACCGGGATTTCGGCCACGGTGTTTTTGCGCTGCAGGGTTGATGCCTCGGCAAGGCCGGCCGCGCTCAGGCGACTGAATACGCGGCCGGCGATGTCGGAGCGGCGGGACATCAGTTCGACGTGGTCAGCTCGACCAGAGCCGTCGGGCGAGTGCAGATGTTGAGCGGGTTGCTCTGCGCCTCGATTTCGACGCCCTTGCCGAACCGAAGCGGTTCCGACTTGGCGTAGTACGGCAGGCCTACCGTGTTCACGGTCTCCTCGTAGTTCGCCGGCGCGAAGCGCGTGAGGTACATGTCAGGCACGCCGAGCGGGAACGCATACGCCTTGTCAGTCGGGATCGCGACCGAGCTGGACCCGCGATACCGGAACCACTGAAAGTCGCAGAACTCGCGAGCGCCCTTCATGTTCTGCATCGGCTCCAGCGAACGCGCCGTGTTCTGGAAGTACTTCTTGTACTCGGCGTGCGAGATGAACTTCTTCCAGAAGCTCGGGGAACACAGGATGCCGACGCCGGTGTAGCTCGCACCATCCAGGCCATCTTCGATGTGCGAAAGGACATCCATGCACTTCTGGTCGAGTGCCGTCGAATTGGTGCCGAGCACAAAGTCGACGGAATCTCGCGACCCGCCAAGCAGCGTGTACGCGCTCTTGACGTCGCCGTTCTGATCCATGTAGCTACCGGCCAGGGCGAGTAGGCGGTGATACTCGATCGTGTAGTCGATCTGGCGACGCAACTTCTGCAGGCGCGCGTTCACCTCAGCTTGCAACGGCTTCGCGGCGTCTTCGGACCCAAACTCACGAACGCCTTGCACCGAATCGGCCATGATCGTGGCGCGCTCGATCAGGTGCGGAATGCTGAGCGTGTGAATGCGGCGCTTGTCGCCATTGACGACCGTGCCGTTCGCGTTGCGCGGCGAAGGCGCAATCAGCGCGATCGTTTCGTTCAGCTCTTCGATCAGCGCTTCCTTGCTGGTCGTGCCGCGCTCATCGAAGATCCCCATGTCGTGGATCATCGAGGGGGTGTGGGTCGTGTTGTTGATCGACGCCACGAGGTTGACCAGATTGAATGCGTCGCTGGTCGCGAAGGGGTTCAGCATGGACATATTGGATCTCCTTAGCGGACCAGGATGCCGCGGGCGGCAAGCTGGGCGGTTGCGGTGGCCTTCTGGCCGGTGGTGAGAGTCCCCCAGCCCAGGCGGGCAGACGAAACCTCGGCATTGCGCGCGATCACGACCGTATCCTGATCGGCGCTGGTGGCGTCGCAGGTGTTGACGATCACGCCAGCCGCAACGTGGCGGCCGTCATAGGTGGTCGGGGTGACGGCAACGAACTTGCCGCTGCCCTTGGCAACGATCAGCACGAAGTAATCGCCACTGGTCATCGTGCCGCCGTTCGCCAGCGTGAAATTGACGTGGCTGCTGGTGTAGGCGGTGGCGACTTGGCCGCGCTTGAGCTTGCTGCCATCGGGGGCAATGACCTCAAACTCGGCGGTGGCGGACGTGGCAAGCAACTGCACGCGATACGCGCCATTCTGCGCATCGGGGCCGAGCGAGATGCCGGACACTGCGCCCGTGCCAGTGCCGACCAAGACCGGCGTACCGGAGGCGGTGACAACGACCGTGTAGGCGTCGCCCGTGGTCATCGTGCCGCCGTTGGCAATCGAGAACGAAAGGTGCGTGCTGGTGTACGCGGTGCCGACGTTGCCGGTCGGCAGAACGGTCCCATCGGGAGCCGTGACCGAGAACGCGGCGGTCGCGCTCGTGGCCGTCAGCGTGACGACATACGAGCCAGTCTGCACGTCGGGACCAAACGTCAGCGCCGACATCAGGCCGGTTCCGGTGCCGACGATGGCGGGAATCGGGGCCGCGGCCTGAGCCTTGGTGATCTGACCGACAACGGCGCCAGCGATCAGGCTTTGGCCCGAGAGCAAGACACCTTCGTCGCGCGAGAGTCCGCCGGGAGCTTCCGACAGCAGGAACTCCAGCGCATAGTTGGATTCAGAAAGAGCCATTTGAATCTCCTGTTATGGCGTGTGCCGCTGGTTGCGGCGCTGGTAGATGCCTGCTACATCCAGGCGTGCGCCCGCTGGGCTTGTTTCCAGAGGGTGACTCGTCGACAGTTCGGGACCATCCTCCGCGAGCACTGCTTGCAGCTGCGCGCGAACGGTCGCGATGTCGGTGTTCTTGGTTGCGTAGTCGGCTGCCACGTCAGGCATGCGGGCAGCGGCACACAGGTCAGAAAGCGCCTTGGCGTGCGTGATGCGCGCGGCGGCGGTGCTCGGCGTGACAGCAGCGGCCGGCGACAGCAGCGCCATCGCCAGCGACGGCGAGAGGCCGGCAGCCATCACTGCGTCGGCAACCTCGGCGCGGTCCATCTTGGCGCGGTCTTCTGGTGTGAATGCCAGTTCGACGGTGCCTGGAATTTCCAGGGCCGAAGAGAGCGCGGCGAGCGCATCGGCATTGACCGTCATGCTTTCGCTCTGCGCCGGAGCGTCGGGGGCTCCTGGCGCATCAGGCGTCGCCGTATCGCCGGCGACGAGGTGAGCCATCAGGTCGCTGTAGGTGCCGAGCTTGTCGGCGAACCCGACCGCGATTGCCTCGACACCCTGGTAAACCTGCGCCTCGGTTGCGACCACAGCGGCGAAATCCATGTCACGGTAGTCCGCGACGGACTGCGCGAACATGGTTCGCATCGTGTCCATGCGGCTCTGGAGCCAGGTGTGCATTTCATCCGACATTGGCGCGTGCGGGCTGAAGTCGTTCTTGTGGGCACCGGCATAGACCGCGTTGACCTTCAGCCCGACTTTCGCGTCCCATGCGCTCTGGTCGTAGTGGTAGGCGATGACACCAACCGATCCAGCGCCACCGGTGCGCGTGATCCAGATCTCATCGCAGGCCGCAGCGATGGCGAACGCGGCCGAATAGGCGTAATCGTCGATCGCGGCATAGATTGGCTTCTTGCCGCGACTCGCGAACACGTGATCGGTGTAGTCGAACAGGCCAGAGCCCATTCCCCCGGGGGACTCAAGGCGGTGCACGATTGCCTCGACCGTGGGATCGGCCATCGCCATGTCGAACGCCTTGCGCAGCATTTCGTAGCTGAGCGGGCCCGGGTCGCACTCGCCGGGCTCGAACCGGTTGACGAGGCCGCCGGAGACGTTCAGCACTGCGACGCGTCGGGCAGGCGTTACCACGCCCATCGGGTCTTTCGATTCGGGCACCAAGTCGCCGATGGAGAGCGTCGGCGGGCGCGCATCGATTGCGCCATGCAGGTAGGCGCCGATCAGCTGCTCGCCAATGACCGGGTGGACCATCAGCGGCTGGCCGATCGCGTGCGAAAAGAGCTGGGTTGCAACCGGGCTCTTGGTGCCACGGCGAAGCAAGCGCGTCAGCGCGGTGATCGGGTTCATTGGTTTGCGTCCTGTTGCGGTTGCTGCGGCTGCGCCGCTGTCGCGCCCTTGGTCTGTCGACCATCGGAGTCGTATTTCAGCCCGAGCGCATCAGCGCGCTCGTTGTCGGCCACCTGTTCGGCGTCGATTTCCTCGGCATCCTCGCCGTTGCCGAGGTTGACCTTGGTTCGCGACGAGAGGCCGCCGCGGATAGCCTTCAGATCGGCGTCGACATCTTGGACTGGGTGCGAATACGGCCAGCCCTGCGGCACATGCAGCGCATCCACAACCTCGTCGCGGATCTCGGCATAGCCGGCGACCACGATTGAGCCGTCGAGCACCGCGGCATCCATGAATCGTTCGCGCACGCGCTGCAGCAGCTGCGGAATCAGGAACAACCACTGCCGCATTTCGATGGTGCGGCGGAACTCGTTCAGGATCAGGCGCAGCGCACGGTCTGAAACGTCGCGCAGGTCGCCGGTCAGGACTTCGTAGGGAACGCCGTGGCGCGCGGCGATGGCCATCAACTGCGCGCGCAGGTAATCGGGGTACGTGTCGCCAGCACCGGGCGGGTCCGAGAATTGGACCTCCATCCCTTCGGGCAATTCTTGCCACGTGCCGGGCTCAAGGCCGGCCAGCGGCGTTTGATCGGTATCCTTTTCCTGCGTGCCGGCGTCGTTCTTGGTCAGATCGTCGACCATTGTCGGACCGACGGTGCCGATTGTTCCCGCGCCCGGCTTCGTGATGTAAAACCCGCCGAACAGGTTCGCCATGTTCTGGCGTTCAAGCACGGCATCGTCGAGCCGATCGAGCCCGTGCATGCGCAGCAGCACCGACGTCGACCGCGGGATGCCGCGAATCTGGCCGCCTCGCAGCGGTTCGTAGACGTGCAGGATCTGATCGGCCGGGATGCGGGTCAGCTCGCCGCCGTTGATCTCTGTCTGCTGCTCGCCCGGGTGCTCGCGGTACATCCAGTACGCGACGCGCCGCCCGATGCGGTCAAATTCGATCCCGGCCTTGATGCGATTGCCGTTCTGCGCCGTCGCCCAGTGGTTCGCTGGGCACTGCTCGGCCTCGATGACCTGCAATTGCAGCGGCACCGGCAAGCCATCCTCGCGACGACGGTTTCGCACACGGATGAAGCATTCGCCACCCTCGTCCCACTCGCGCCAGATCAGCGCCTGCAGGCCGTACCAGTCAAGCACACCATCGGCGTCGGCGTACTTCGCCCATCGCTTCCAGAGCTTGTCGACCGCCTTCCTGAATTCCTTCGTGCCCCAGACCTGCTTGGACTGGATGCCGGTACCGATGCCGTTCGACACCAGCTTGTCGATCGCGGTGCCGGCCCATGGATCGTTCCTAACCGCATGCCGCGCGCGGCCAATGATCGTTGTGATGCCGCCGTTCGCAGCGTTCGGGCCTGCAAGCGATGTGCGGAAGGTCCGCAGGCGCCGGCCCTGACCGGTTGCGGAGTAGGGCTGTTCGCTCACTGGCCGCGCCCTGACTGGTACATGCGGAAGGTTCGTCGCTGGCGCGGGACCGTTGTGCTGGCTGCGTCAATTTCCGCCTTCATCTTGTCGCGCAGGCGGATCATGTCGGTGAGGTTCTGGTTCACGACCGTGATATCGCCTTCGCTGACTGAGCGTTCGGCGCTGGCGATGCGCGCCTCCAACTCGGTCAGCTGCTCGGTCGTGAATCCCATTTCAGCTCCTGCCGTACGTCGTTTGAGTGCGCCGCAACTTCCGCGGCGCTGCCGTTTGTGCCATCGCCAGCGACCGGCTGACGAGCTGGATACCCAGGTTCTGCTGCGCGATGCGGACCGCCGCGAGCGAGTAAACGCTGCAGTCAGTCGCTTCGTTGCGGCGCCCCTTGGCGTCCCATTTCGTGACCCGGACGCCGTTGCGCCAGGTCGTCAACATCTCTTCGGCAGTGACCTGCTCGAAGTAGGCTGAATCGAACGCCTCGCTCACCGGCCAGTGCACGTAGCCGGCGCCGGGCGTCGTGATCTTGTAGCGCTGGTTCAGCAGCGACTTCGCCGTGTCCGTGCCAACTCGGGTTAGGTACACGCCCTTTGCGTTCAGCTCGCGTGGCATCAACGCCACCGGCTGCCCGCCTTCGTTCGAGCCCTTCACTGGGATCAAGAAGCGGACTCCCATGCGGCGACTGAAGGCGTTGACCTCGTCCGAGTAGTGGCCGCCGTGGTCCTGACACGCAAGCGTCAGGTGCAGCACAGTGCCGTCTGCGCGCGTGAATCCGCGCCGCAGTTGCTCGGCGAGCTTGTCCCAGATCAGCGGCCGGCTCGGGTCGCCGAACAGGCGGATGTAATCGACCGACCAGCGCTCCTCGCCGATGCCGTAGGCGTCGATCTGGATCTCGAACCGGTCGTCTTGTGTGTCGATGCCGGCGGCCAGGATCAACCCGCCCTCCGGCACCTCCGCGCGGTAGTGCTCGCGACGCATCTGCAGCGCGTGGCTGTCGGTGCGCTCGCCCACCTCCTCTTCCCAGGGCTCGCCGAGCGTAAGCGTGACGAAGCCTTTCAGCTTCGTGTTGTCGCGCTTTTCCTTGTGCGCCTTCGTCGCCTTCAGGAACTCGTCGACGATGCGCCACCATGGCGTCTGCCCGGCCATGCCGGACCACATGTGAAACGCGACGTGCTCCGGCGGCGGGATGATCTCGCCAGACGCGGAATGGAAGTGCCCGTCGTTGTCGATCCAGGTGCCGCACGGAGCCACATAGCGGCCGGTCTGGTATGGACCGGCGACATACTCCTCGAACGTGATCAGCGAGGCGCACGACTCGCAGCAGTAGGCCGCGGTGTGTGGATCGCCGCCGACCCACTTGAACCCGAACTGACACTGCGGGCCGCCCCACACCATCCGCTGCCAGTGCTGGCAGTGGGGACATTCGAACTGCCACGCGAAGCGCAGGTCTGCAGACTCTTCCGCCCTCGCAATCATCGACGCGCCGGCAATGCCTGGCGTGCTGCCGCGTACCGACTTCGGGAACGTCGACCCTTCGATACGCCGATCGCCAAGCGTCAGCGGGTCGCCTTCGTTCTCGACATCCGGCTCGCAGCCGTCCAGTTCGTCGTAGTAGACGACGTCCTTCGACAAGCGCCGGAAGTTCTTCGCAGCGCGGGCGCCGCGGACATCCAGGGTGCTGCCGACAAACACCTTCTTCTGCAGCGTGTTGTTCTTCGACTTCATGTTGAAGTACGGGAACACGCGCTGCACCGCGACCACATCGCGAAGCATCGGGTCGATTTCGTCTTTGACGAAGTCTTCCGCGTCCTGGTCCACCGGCTGATAGATCAGCTGGTTGCGCTTCTTGTGCTCGGCGAAGTAGCCGACCGCAGCAACGATGATCTTCGTGTAGCCGACGCGGGCCGACTTGCGCAGCGTGACGATTCGGATGTCGTCATTGCTGATGCAGTCCATCGGGGCGCGCTGGTGCGGCAGCGTCTCCCAGCGGCCCTCGATGTAGCTCGACTCCGCGACAAGGTAGAAATGTTCATCAGCCCACTGGCTGAGTCGAAGCGGCTCCGGTCTTTCGAGTGCGCGCAGGCCGCGGCGCAGCTCTCTAGTTATCGCTTCGCGCGTCTCGCTCGTCGTAATACTCATCAAGGTCCACGTTGATGCGGGACGCCGCGTTCTGCGCCTTCACGACCTCGCGCTTGATGTGCTCGATTTCCACCGCGGTCAGGCGCGGCACCACTTTCTTGACCTTGAGCGGGATCGAGTCGAGCACCGCGCCGATCTGGTTGCCGACTTTTCCGAGAGTCCACGAGAGCAGGGAGATCGGGGCCAGTTCTCGGCGGAGCTGGGCGTTCTTCAGTTCCTGGCCTTCGCACTGAGCTGCAGTAAGCTTTGATCGCTCCGCAGACAAATCGGTGTCTCCGCCTTCGCCGCTTGACCGCCCTGCGGCTATCGCGCGAAGGTGCGTCACTACGCGCTGAACGCATTGCCGCCGGTCCCAGACGCCGCGCGACACCCGCTCGATTACGCCGCTCTTCACTAGGTTGCTTAGCGTCTCGCGCGAGCAACAAAGCCATGAACACAACTCGGCGCTGTCGCACAGGTCGGCGTTCCGATCCCGCTCCTTGACCATGTGCAGCAGCGCTTGGCTGTTGCCGTTGGTCGCCTCAGAGAACAGCGTCTGCCGCAACTTTGCCTTTGCTCTCGCCTCGCCCAATGCAATCTCGCGAGAGCACAGACTCTGCACCGCTTTTTCAGTCGCGCCGCAGTCAAGAACGGCCGCGATCTCTGTCGCCGACAGTCCGAAACTTGCAAGCGACTGGATCGTCGCCCGCTGTTTTGAGTCAGGAATCCAAGCCACAACTTACCGCGGCCCCGCCAGCGCGTCTACCTGTGCGCGCGTGCCTTCGGTGGGCTTGTGGGCAGGGTTGGCCATCAGGCTGACGCCTCGGCCATGCCATCAAACATCGCATCATCTATCTCGACGGACCCGCAGCGGGCCACGGCGCGTTTGGCATCTCCTTTCAGAAACACGAGCACGTTCTGGTGTGTCTTGCCCAGCTTGCGGCTTGTACTGAATTGCTTGCCCGCGCGGATCGGCAGCGAACCCACCGACGTGATTAGAATCGCCTCGTTGTAATAGGCCAGCCCAGCGTCGCGGAACGCCTGCACGGTATCGCCAACGAAATCGATGTAATTGCCCCTCTTGTCGCGGACCTCGCCGACGACAAAGCAAGCGAACGAATCCGGCCGCAGTAGCGCACAAGCCTTGGCGATGATCTCGAAGTAGGCGACGCGGAATGCCTCGTAAGGCATTGTGGAAAGGTCCGCGGGGTCGTCGCTGTAGACCTCAAGGTCAGCGTATGGCGGGCATGAAAACACCATGTCGGCCGCAACGTCCGCGCAGTGCTTGTCGATGTTACGGCTGTCCCCGCATACCCACGCGGGCGGGCGCTCATCATCGCCGCATAGCTCGCTACCCTGCGCCCGGTTGGCCTCCACCTGCTCCTGGCGCAGCTCACAGCCCAGGTACTGACGGCCAACCTTTGAGGCCACGATTCCGCGCACTGAGCCGCCCGCGAACGGGTCAAGGATCAGCCCGCCCGGAGGGCTGAACCAGCGATAGGCGATCTCGCAAAGCACCGGGTCAAAGATGCTCGTCCCGCTGCCGGCTTCGCTGTCCTGCCCGGCGCCATAGGCCAGCCCGGCGCTTGCGTCTGCCTTCGCCCGATCAAGCGGCATTGCTGCCCCCCCCCGGAATGGCGTTTGGGCTACGGCTCACAACGGCCGCCCTGCGCCATTGCCGCGCTGCTTTTTGCTGTAGTCGCACGCTGGCCTGGCGCTGCCGCCTGGCGCTGCCGCCTGGCGCTTCCTGTCGAATCGTTCGCTTTGCCCCTGCGTGCCGCTGTAATTCAATGTCCCGTCCTTGTTCCTCGTCACGGTTGGCGGGTGGGGCGGTGTTGTTCCTGGCCCCCCCGCGCGCCCAAGTTCGCTCTTGATGCCCAGCGCCAGCCATGCGCGCTTGCGGTCCTGCCACCAGCCCTCGCGCGCGTTCAGCACCGAAAACGGTGGCAGCATGAAACGATCGGATAGCTTGCCGGCCCCTGCCTCTTGGCCTGCCTCGCTTTCCTCCGGGTCCATCAGCGCCAGTTCTTCGTCACTGAACCCAAGCAGGCTCACGTCGAAACCGACGTCCGTAAGATCGGAGATTTCGAGCCGCAACATCTCATCGTCCCACCCGGCATTGAGCGCCAACTTATTGTCGGCGATGACATAGGCCCGCTTCTGCGCCTCGCTCAGGTGCGCCAGTTCGATCACTGGCACGGTTTCCATGCCGAGCTTTCGCGCAGCCAGGATGCGCCCGTGGCCGGCGATCACGCCGTTGGCGCCGTCGACGAGCACGGGATTCGTGAACCCGAACTCACGGATGGATGCCGCAATCTGCGCGACTTGCGCATCGCTGTGCGTGCGCGAATTGCGCGCGTATGGGACCAGGTCCGCGATCTTGACGGTTTTGTGCGCCGGGAACTTCAAACGTCAACCCCCATTAGTGCCACCCGCAACAAGTGAAAGACTGCGGCATTCGTCCCC